AATAATTGCTATGCGATAAAAGAGATAAACGCCAAACCCTATTAAAAATATTTCTAACATGTCGCTCACTTCCCCAAAACCTCCTTGACTCGATCCAAGATGTCTTTACACGTATCCTTTTCCTGCGTCTGCTGTTCCATCTTGTCTTTCGTGGTTCCTTTTCATTTTCTTTTTGTATGCGTCAATGAGTTGGTCGATTGTATAGTAAGTATTGGCGTACAAAAAAGGCATTATTAAAACTTGTACAATACTATTATCAATACCTTTTACAAATTGTTCTGTTAGTGTATGCATTACATGAACAAAATAAACTGAATGTAGTTTAGGTAAAGTAACTTCATTTTCAATCAAATCAACCATAACCTCAGTAGTTTCTTCCAAATCTTCTTCATCAACAATAGTCAAAGTTAATTGCAAACTGAAAGCTAAGTAATCAGCAATCTCATCTAATTGTGTATCTAATGGCTTACCTGGTTGTTTCTTCCAATTTTTAAAAAACTCAAGTGTGTTAACCCACTCCGCAAATTCAATAATCATACTAGCTACTGTGTCATTTAAATTTCTAGTCGGTATTCTATCGTCGAACTTCTTTTGTATTTGTAATAACTCTTGTAACTGATCAATTGTTAATGTGTTAGTCATTTTCCTTGTTCCTCCTCATATTTATAGATAACTTGACCTGCCATAATTCCTACTGCTTCATCAAGTTCAATACCTTCTTTAACTGAATGTTGAATAGCATTTGTCATTCCATCAAGTATTTCATCAAATGCTCGCGCTTTCTTATACACGTCCTCAATCTCTTTTAGCAATCCCTCTGTGTCATTGCCGTTATACGCACTAGCACTTATAACGGATTGTTCAATTTGTTCACGATTATTCATCATTTCCATCTCCTCTAAAATAAAGTTAGTTGCTTCTGTTCCTCGTATTCCAAACCATGTTGCTTTATATATATTTCTAGCTCTTCGGCTGTATCAAACGTCTTCTTTACGCCTTGCCAACCTGGTACGATATGCCCGTGAAAGTAATAATTGCCGTTTGCTACATGGATATGTGCCACTCGTTCGTTATCTTGATACAGATATCTCTTAGATCCAAAGAATTGATTTAGGTATTCTTTGCGTCCGCTATCTGTCATGGTCATCACTCCCACAAGTCAAATACTCTATCGACGTAAAACTTCGCCTTTGCTAAATCCTCATGACCATTCTTTAACGGTGCTCTAGACAAGTATTTAATTGCATTACCTATTGCGAATGCTAATTGTGGTGGGTACTGTGCCGTAACTTGTTCAATAAAATCTATAATTTCAATGTCGCCGTATGTGTAATGCGCAGGTTGCTTAACGTTGTCTTGCGTTTTGTTCATATCTACTTTTCTGTTACTGATTATGCTCATTAAGCTTCACTCCATTTCTTGAACATTTGGTTATAAGTGACATCGAACCAGTACGGATCACGTGAATGTTTTTGAGGCGTTCCATCATAAAGCCATGGTCTCAATCTTCTCTTTCTTTCTTCTTCATATTCCGCTCTCACATTTCGTTGGTATAGGTTCAAAATCGCTTTTTTTCTGATTTTTTCTCTCTCTTTTTCTTCATCTTTTATTTGACTCTTCATATATTCAACTTCATCTTTAGATTTTGAGTCTTTTCTTCCACACAATAATTCATCGCCGCGCATTTTATGTTTGTATCTGTATCTAAGAAGTTCTGGAGATATATGATATTTTTCTGAAACTTCTCTCAATGTCATTAGTTTTCCTTTGATACGAACTCTTATAACTTTTCTTCTAGCCATCATTCCACCTCTAAATCTAAAACCTTGATATTTATAACGTTATATTTTAATAGTTCACCTGGATTATTAAATAAATACTCCGCCAAATTCTCTTTTTCTTTATCAATCTGATTGTAATTAACACTTTCGACTTCTGTAGGAATTCTAATGTCAACAGAAGCATTGATATAAGCTTGATGTTGCATTCAATCACACTCCTAATCCTTCATATAAAACGGAGAAGTAAATCCGTCACTATTCAAATTCAATCCTTTTGACCAATCGACAGGCTTATTCATGATAGTTTCGATTTCCTTAAGTCCATTTGAACCTCTAGGTATTTCTACAATTACTTCATCATGGACATGTCCAACTATTTTAAAACCTGATGCTTCAAGCCTAGCTATAGAAATCGCAAGTAAATCCCTTGCAGTTGCTTGAACAATATTCTCGACTAACTTCCCACCATACGTTTTTAACTTTGACCATTTACGGTTAAGATCTAAGCCCATAAATTCAACAACTTGACTACCCCAACTATTTTCACCAACTGAAGCTTTTGGATAAGCTAAAGCTCTTCCACTAGGCAGTTCAATCATTAGAAAACCTTTTTTCATATAAAATCTAAGTCCATGCGTATGATGCGTCTTTCGGGATTTCACAGTATTAATTGCAGCCTCTTGGCAAGCCTTCCAAAAATTAACTATGTTAGGATTTGCGTTACGCCAACTATCAACTAAACCTTGTAATTCATTTTCTTCAATGCCCATTTCCAATGCACCCATCGCTTTTAAAGCTCCAGCGCCACCTTGATAACCTAAAGCTAATTCGGACACTTTTCCCTTTTGTCTGAGAGGGTCGCCTTTAGTTATGCTTTCTACCGGGACATTAAACATTTGAGAAGCCGATGCTTCATATATCTTTCCGTGTGTGTTGAACACATCTAAACGCCATTGTTCTTTTGCATACCATGCTATGACTCTTGCCTCTATTGCAGAAAAATCACTTACTGCTAGTTCATTACCTTCTTCAGCAGTAAATGTCGTCCTAACTAATTGACTTAATAAGTCTTGAGGATGAACATTGAGTAATAAATCTAAATCGTCAAAACGTTGTTCTTTAATAAGATCTCTTGCTATTTCTAATTCAGTATCTGAAATATAATGCTTTGTTAAATTCTGAAGTTGTACACCTCTACCTGCCCATCTTCCAGTACCGGCACCGTAAAATTGAAACAGACCTCTTACCCGTTCATCACTGCACATCATGTCATGCATTTTGTTGTATTTTTTCACACTGGTTTTAGACATTTGCAATCTAATTTCTAGCATTTTTTTAGCTTTTCCTGTTGCTTCTTTTAAGTACTCCTGAACCGTTTTCTTTTGTAAATTAGGTATATCTAATCCTTGTTCATCCTTTAACCAAGCCAATAACTGTGTAGGACTATTAGGATTTTCTAAACCTGTTATATGTTTAGCTTGTTTAAGCAATTCTTCTTTACTCTGCTTATCGAGCACATTAGCTCCTAACATCAATGATTTAGAAAGCTTAATACCTCTGTCGTTTATATGTTGGTCAAAAACCCAATATGTTTGTTCAATTGCAGTTACTGGAAAGTCTTTAATTTTATTAGCAATCGCCATTTCTACTTCTACATCTCGAATACAGTAATCTATAAATTGTTGCCATTTTTCAAGATCATGTTCAGGTAGGTTTCTTGTTCTTCCTCCATTAACTTTTGTTGGTTTACAAGGTATAGAGAAATAACGAATTAAATTTTTACCTGCTTTATCTTTTTGGCTTTGTAGTCTTAAAACTTCTCCAACTTTATCAAGCGAAGCAGGTAAGCCAATACGCATTGAATTAACCATTGTGCAAATCCATTCTTCAGGTGGCATCTGTTTATTAAAATGTTTAGCAAGACAAGTTCTTTCGAAATTAGCATTGAATGCATACTTTTTTACAGCAGGGTCAAATAGAGCAATTTTAAACGTCTCATAATCAGCGTGGAAAGGCTCATTATCTACTTTAGTCATGTCAATCGCACTAATCGCTCCACCATCTATCGAATAAGCTATAATTAAAATTTCGAAATCTTCAGCTTCTGTGTATTTATAGGCACCACATTTCGAAATATCGTTACTGCTGTATGTTTCAATATCTATATTCATAAATTTCAAATTCTTGACACCTCAATTTCTTTAAAATTAAAGTGGGGCTAAAAACCCCACCTATTGACTTATAAGAAATCCTCATCATCAGTGTCTAATTCATCAAAATCATCTTCTGCTGCACTTGCACCGCCAAGAGGTTCGCCTTTTTCTACAAGTTGAATGTTGTTCAATCCAACTGCGATACCCTTATTACCATTTGTGTTGAATGGAAATAAATTGATTGAAGCTCTAATATAGTCACCACTTACAATAGTTCCAGAATCCGTTAATCTAATTTTGTTTTGGTCAATAATACCAGGTGCTTGTTTGCTTGATGCGTTAATAAAATAAGCGTCTTGATAATTCACATCATCTTCTCTTTCAGTATCTCCATCACGTAATGGAAGTTTCAGATTTGCAGGAACTTTGCCTCCAAACTTACTAACTTTTCCTTCTTCTTTAGCAGCTTCTATAGCTTGTTCAATGGCTTTTATCGTACTTGTATCTGATTTAGGAATGATTAAACTGATTGAATACTTTGCTTCTTGCCCTTCTTGCATACTGTGAGGTTCAAAAATATGTGCATATGATGCTCTTACTTTTCCTGTAATCACTTTAGTTTTATTTAATACTTTTGCTTTCATGTTTATATACCGTCCTTTTTAATTTTTATAGTTTGTCAAAATCATCTTCAGCAGATTGCTTTATAGCTGGTCGTTTATCAGACTCGGTAGCAAGTGTTAATTTACCTTGTGGCTTTTCTATAAAGCCCTCTGTAATTTTAGAAAATGCTTTTTTACCAATTAATTTTTCTAATTTCGTAATGCTAAGTAACTTGGTTTCTGTAATATCTTCAGGTTTATAACCCGCTTCAACTAACTTTTCAAGCGTTGCTTTTGTATCAGTTATCATTCTTCGCGAACGACCTTCTACAAGCTTCCAACCAGGATAGTTTTTATCATTTCCTTTCGCTTGATCTAGCGCATAATGTTCTACTTCATCAGCCCATTTTTTGATATCAGGCAGTTTATATAAAAGTTCTGCAATCTCTTCATCACTTAACAAATGTGGTGGCTTTTGAGGCACATTTTGCATGTATTCTGCACGTGTTCTACATGAATGCTTTATCTTACAGAATCTACAATGACTACCTGCTTTAAACTCACCTTCACCGTTATAAGCAAGTCTGGCTAATGGTTTAACAAAATCGGTTCCCCATTGAAGTAATCTTGATATTGGTAACTCTTCAGTAGAAAAGTTATCTATTCGTGGTTGTATGATAGTCATGCGAACTGTATGAATGTCATACATTAAACTAAGCAGTTCATATGCGCCCAAGCCATATAATCTAAGTTGAGGATTATCTATAGCTGAAACTTCAATGCCTTTACCGTATTTAAGGTCAATAATTTCAAGTACACCACCTGAAAATATAATGACATCACCAGTACCAAAAGATTCAGGGACGTATTTACCTAAATCCAATTTTGTTTCAAATAAAGCTATTACATCATTATCCCTACTCAAAGCTTCGTTATATTTTTCTTCTACATTAGCTACATACTCTTCAACATATTCACGCAACTCTTCACTGTAATATTGATTTCGCTTATAATTTTGAAAAGCTTTATTAAACTCAAACTGTGTTAGGCCTTCATATTTAAGACTGAAATATAACTCACTTAATTCATGGGCGAATGTACCTTCTTCAGCAAAAACTGAACTTTTATCTGCAATACCTTCACTTGCCTTAATACTCGGTGGGCAGTTTAGCCATTGTTTCGCACCACTTGCACTTAGCTTTGCATGAGCTCTATTTGAGTGATCTAGCTTCATGCATTAATTCTCGCTTCCATGAAATCAACAATTTTTTCATAATGTTCTTCTTTGATAGTAGATAGCTTATCCGCACCAAGTTCGTTAAGTTTAATTCTAAATTCTTTCTTATCAGAAGTATCTGCTTTTTTAAGGAACTCTTTTCCTACTGATAAAACATAATCTTTAGTTAAATCAGCAGAAGTTTCCTTAACTTCTTCAACTGATTCCAGTTGAGCTGTTTCATCTTTTGGCATTGGTGCTTCTTTAACTTTCTCTTGTACAATTGATGAATCTACAGTTGATAGTTCAGTATTTAGCACACGTAAATTCTTATTTAATAGTTTTAATTCTTCAAAAATACCTTCTAATATTGCCATTGATTAACTCCTCCTTAAAATTGGTTGGCTAAACGAATCATTAACTTGATGCGTTCTTCTATTTCTCTAGGGTCATCACTTTGTTCGTTTAATCTTGCCAATAACTCGAATTGTTCTTCTAATATCTCTTTCTTACGTTCTACAACAGTTAAATGTAACTGCGGTTCAACAACACGCCAGATACCCCAACTTTCCAATTCAATCTTTCCTTTTTTCTTAAGTCTTGAAAGTGTGGATTTTGCATGTGTTTTCGATACTCCAAAAACTTCAACAACATCATCAGAATTGAAATTGTCATATGTTGCAAAATGTGATAGTATTTTTTGTTGTAAGGTCATATTAATAACTCCTTATATAATTATTTAAGACAATTGCTCATCTTGCACTGTTACTTGCTCCAACAAGTAGCAGTTTCTTTATTCTTCATAAAAGTATTCCTTATAAAATATGAATGTTGCGATACTTGCGAATCCCGCAATTGACCATGCTGTAGTGAAGTATAGAAACGGCATGAGTACAATCGCTAAGACCGTGAAGCACAACACTGCTAATAGGTAGCTTTTATATGTGTCGCTCATTTGATAATCCTCCTAATACCATTTTTTATGCTTTCTGATCAAATACTCTTCTAATTTAGAAATATTAATCAATGTTCCCGTTGCTGAATAATCAATGTATAAATTTTCTACACCTAAATTATCTTCACGGTAATATTTCAACCAGTTGTATACTGTACTTCTACATACTCCAAACAATTGATGGATTTGTGTAGGTGTTGCGTATAACTTTTTCACAAATTTTTCTTCGCCTCGATATGTGTTTTCTGGTGTTGGTGGTATTATGATTTTTGGCATCTCTATCACTCCTTTAGATAAATGTTAAAGTTTGTTATTATTCGCCCTGTATTGAAGTTCTCTATCTAATGCATAGAAAACTTTGTTTATTTCTAAGTAGCTGTAATCACTTTTTTTAATAAGCTCTAATATTTCCGCTCCTAAGTTACGTTCCTTTTCCGTTAAATAGGATGAAGAAGCATCAGCTTTGCTAGAAACTTGTGGGACGCCTATACGCAATCCTTCTGATCTTGTGTTCATTTGTTTATGCTCCTTTCGTGTATAATGTTGTTATCAACCTAAGGAGGTGATAACATGCCCTTGATATCTGATGAATTTGATACACTTACTAAAGACCAACAATATATCTTGTCCGTACTCTACAAAGATTATTTAGAATGTGTAAAGTTAGGTTCGGTTAAATTAACCTGCAATAATTTTGGAAGTGCTAAAGATATACATACAAAGTATTTTCAAAAACTACATTTCGAAGATGTAAAATACGATTTAAATAAACTTAAAAACTCTGGGTTCCTAAACGGCGTGTATGCTAGTAACACTATTTATCATGTAACAATTTCAGACAAGACTGTTGTTTACTTTGAAAATGAGTTTAAAAACAATTTAAAAAGTATCATTGATAGCATTTCTAAAATTGCTTCAATAATTCCTGGTCTCTAGTTGGGTTTATAACTTCCCAATCATTTGCCATGAGGTCATCGGCTGAAGGTTGCCAATATCTGATAAGGTTTGTCCCATCGCTATTTGAAATGATGCATTGTAAAAAACTATCATTTGTTGGTAATATCTTAGTTCGATGACTTTCTTTCCAATCTTTCCGTGTCATAGAGACAAGATTTTTTGTAGCTATCTTAGTTGCTTCTTGAATGTTCATTTGTTGTTCCACCTTTCGTGTATAATGTTGTTATCAACCTAAGGAGGTGATAAGTATGAAAGCTTGTTTATATCTTTCTAATGATAAATTTGTTGAAATCGATAATTTAGAAAAAGTGATAAAGTCAGGTCATCGCGGAACTGTTGAAATATCAAAAGAAAAAATTAAAAGTTCCTTGTTCACTAATGGCTCATATACTTTTGTTGGAGACAAAATAGTAGCTATCGCTTCAGCTAAAATCGAATTCATAGAATTTATCGATTAATCTCTTTAAGCAACTCTGCAACTGCTCGCAACAGTTCAGGGTTGTTTCTTGTTTCTAAATTACTGTTTGCATGTTTTAGTAAATTGAGTTTTAATTTACTTTTTTCTTTAGCGATTCTAAATTTTTGTAACATTTGTTGTTCCTCCTTTTAAGATGTTTGTTTAAATTTCAAATTGGCTAATATCTACACCGTATTTAATCGCCATACTCTTAATCACTGAAATGTATATCTCAACCAATCTA